TTCCCAATGGTCTGAAGCACTTTGTCCGCACTCCTATGCAAACAGGAATGGACGCTGACTTTGACACAGGCAACTCACGTTACAAAGCCCGCGAGCGTTATTCGTTCGGTGTGTCTGATCCGCTTGGTATCTTCGGTTCGCCCGGCGCGTAAGCGCTAAGATGGTGTCGGTATGGTGAGACATACAGATCGACAAGACTAGGACTTCGGTTTGAATCCGAAACACCATCAGCCCCACCCAAAAGGTGGGGTTTTTTTATTGCTTGCTTTTATTTTATTTTGGGTTATTATTGCTTTACGACTAGGACTAAATGCCGTATCAACCCGCCTAGGGGACGATGCACAGATGATACGGTGACTTGTGCATAAAGGATTCCATCATGGGTTTCGCTACACACCTCGGCCCTTGGCTGCTCGGCACTGTTAAAGACACGACTGGTACAACTTCAGGTACAGTTCGCAACATGGGTTCTACCCTTGTTTCGCAGACTAAAAAAGTTGACTACACAGGCACAACAGTCGCCTCTGGCAATACCACGCAGATTGCAGTACTTCCTGCTGGCGCACAGATTATTCAGATTAACGTTGACACGCTTACAGCCTTTACCGGATCAACTGCGGCAAACGTTGTCATTGGTTACACCGGCACAACTGCTGCGTATGTTGCCTCAACCGACATTACCTCTGCTGGTCGCATGGCTAACTCAGCTTTTGCTGCAAAGCTTGGCAACTGGGCAGGGGCTGCTACTACGGCATCACCTAACGGCGCAGGTGTTGGCTCAACAGACGTATTGGTAAACGCTATTCTGTCACCTACGGTTGCTACGGTAACTGCTGGTACGGTTCAGTACACCATTATTTACGTTGTTGCTAACTCTAACGGCTCACAAACGCCTGTGTCAGCTTAATCTTCTATGGGGGTTCGCCCCCTGTTTAACATCTAGGAGATTGTTATGGGTATGCAATACGATGTAAAACAAGCGCACCTGAACGGCAGCGGCATTATGGTTCCGTTCAGAACTCGCATCAAAGGTATTTCTTTTACTGGTAGCGCAACTGCTGGTCAACTTAGTATTTTTGACACAGTAACTGCCCCTGTTACTACAGCAACTTATGGTCGCTCTGGAACTACGGTAACCATTACTCAGTCGGCTCATGGATTAACCACTGGGCAAGTTATTGGTATTGACTTTGCGGCTGGTACGGGTGGCACGGCAACTAATGGTAACTACACTGTTACTGTTACAAACTCCAGTACATTTACAGTTACAGACATTAACAGCGGCACAATTACAGCCAGCCCAACGCTTGTTTATTCAACAGGTAAATGGTTGCTGTCATACGACGTTGCTGCTGGTGATTCTTACAACAACGCACCTTTTATTCCGGGTGAAGGCGTAATTGCGTATGTTGGTGTTTATGCCTATATTTCCAACTTAACAGCGGCAAATATTTACTATGGCTAAAAAAACCCCCTCTCTAGCTGTTGGTCGCGGTGAGAAGCTGCCGGTCAAGCAGGGGGCGGGTCTTACTGCTAAAGGTCGTGCCAAGTACAACGCTGCAACCGGATCACACTTAAAAGCTCCACAGCCCGAAGGTGGTCCTCGTAAAAAATCATTTTGCGCCCGTATGTCTGGGATGCCCGGTCCGATGAAAGACGAAAAGGGTAAACCTACTCGCAAAGCCGCAAGTCTCAAACGTTGGAAATGCTGATGGAATCTAACCCAATACAAACTGCTCGTGAACTAGCTACCCATGCAAGTGATATTAAACATTTACAAGAAGACATGGACAAGCTGGTTTCTGACATGGCTACCGTTAAAGAATCTCTTGCTGAAATTCAAAAAACATTGTCTGAAGCTAAAGGTGGTTGGAAAGTATTGATGTGGGCTGGTGGCGCTGTTAGCGCTATTACCGGCGTTGCAGGTTTTCTGGCAGGACACTGGGGTAAGTAATGCCAAGCACATCTAAAAAACAACATAATTTTATGGAAGCAGTTGCAAATAACCCTAAATTTGCAAAAAAAGTAGGTGTACCACAAACAGTAGGACAAGATTTTGCCGAAGCTGACAAAGTTAAAATGCCAAAAAGTAGGCCAGATTTGCAGGGTGTTAACAAACCAAAAACTGATCATGGTTCAATGAATCTTTATAAGAAAGGTGGCGTTATGAAAAGCGACATGAAAGAAGACACGAAAATGGACAAGTCACAAGACAAAGCCATGATCAAAAAAGCATTTAAACAGCACGACTCCCAAGAACACAAAGGCGGAAAAGGAACTAAGCTCATGTTAAAGAAAGGTGGTATGCCAGCAGGTATGAAAGATAAAGCCGGTCGCGCAATGTCTTCTCCTTCACCCGATATGATGGGTCGTGCTATGACTAAAGGGCCAATGGCTGCTGAAGCTACGCCCACGATGAAGAAAGGCGGTATGCCAATGGTCATAAAAGGCGGTAAAAAGATTCCGGCTTTTGCAGCTAAGAAAGGTGGTATGACTAAAATGGCTGCTGGCGGTATGGCTAAAGGTGGTGGCATTGAATCTAAGGGTAAAACCAAAGGCAAAATGATTACCATGAATCGTGGCGGTAAAACCTGCTAAGGGATTATCATGATGGCTTCGCGTGGAATGGGTGACATTAACCCTTCTAAAATGCCAAAGGGTAAGAAGGTTGTTCGTAAAGACAACCCGAACGACGTTGAGGTATACAAGAAGGGCGGCGAAACAAAGTCAAAAGTTAATTCATCAGGTAACTATACCAAACCTAGTTTGCGTAAACGTATCTTTAACAGCGTAAAAGCTGCGGCAGTTCAGGGTACAGGTGCGGGGCAATGGTCAGCCAGAAAAGCTCAGCTAATGGCTAAACGGTACAAAGCAGCAGGCGGCGGTTATAAATGAGTAGCCTAGCAAAACCGCAACAGTCTTTAAAAAATTGGGGTGACCAGAAATGGACAACCAAGTCAGGTAAAAAATCGTCTGAGACAGGTGAGCGGTATTTACCCAAAAAAGCTATTGAGTCTCTTAGCCCTGCGGAGTACGCAGCCACAACTAAAGCAAAACGCACGGGTAAGGCGGCAGGCAAGCAGTTTGTAGCCCAGCCTAAAAAGATAGCTAAGAAAACATCAGGGTTTAGATAATGACCACATCCAGTTTGACCTCGTTTAACCTTGACCTCTCAGAACTTGTTGAAGAGGCTTTCGAGCGTTGTGGGTCAGAGCTTCGTAGTGGTTATGACTTACGTACGGCGCGGCGTAGCTTAAACATTTTGACGATTGAGTGGGCAAACCGTGGCATTAACCTGTGGACAATCGAGCAGGGGTCATTTCCGCTTGTTCAAGGGCAAATTGCGTATGTCATACCAACGGACACAATTGACTTACTTGATCAGGTGATTCGCACAGGGTCTGGTTCTAACCAAGTTGACATTAACATTACGCGCATTTCTGAATCAACGTACGCCACGATCCCAACAAAAAATGCACAGGGTCGCCCAATTCAAGTATGGATTAACCGTCAGACGGGCAACACAAATGCTGCGCTTACAACGTATTTAAACGTTAGCATTTCTGCAACAGACACAACTATTACTGTTGAGTCAGCGGTTAGTTTACCGTCGCAGGGCTATATCAAGATTGATAACGAAATTATTTTGTATCAAAACGTTAGTGGCAATCAACTGTTGAATTGCTTTCGTGGACAGAGCAACACAACCCCAGCTTTACATTTAGCAACGGCTAAAATTTACCAAACGTTTTTACCTAATGTGAATGTCTGGCCTACACCTAATGCACCGGGTAACCAATATACGTTTGTGTATTGGAGGCTTCGTCGTTTGCAAGATGGTGGTAACGGCGTAACTACACAAGACATACCCTTCCGCTTTATCCCGTGCCTTGTAGCAGGACTTGCGTACTACTTGAGTATCAAACTACCCAACATGGACATAAACCGTGTGGCGGGGCTAAAAGCAGATTATGAACAGCAGTTTCAGTTAGCAGCAGATGAAGACCGCGAAAAAGCACCTATACGGTTTGTGCCACGACAACTATTTTATTGAGGTGAGTTATGCCCTCTAAATACGCTAGTGGTAAATACAGTATTGCGGAGTGTGATCGCTGTGGTCAGCGGTATATGCTCAAAGAACTAAAGAAAGAAGTTATTAAAACTAAGTTGTTTCAGATTAAAGTTTGTAAGTCATGTTGGGACCCAGATCAGCCGCAGTTGCAGTTAGGTATGTATCCAGTTAATGACCCGCAAGCTGTACGTGAACCAAGACCAGATGTAAGCTATCAAGTGTCGGGCAACAGTGGTTTACAGATTGGGTTAACTGGATCAACAAACGTAGAAGATTATGGGTTTCCGCAAGGTGGTAGCAGGCAGTTTCAGTGGGGCTGGAATCCAGTGGGTATGGGCGATGACGGTGGTTTAACACCAAATGACTTGATTGGAAACGGATCGGTTGGTACAGTAACAATAGATATTTCTTAGGAGCCTATCATGGCATACACACGAAGCGCCGATGGCGTAGCAAGTAAAGGTAAAACTAAGGGTAAAAACCTTGGTGATTCAGGCCCAACGGCGGGCATTGAAAAAGGCGGCAAAAAATCCGCTGGCGTAACCGGTCAAGCTATGCGAGCTGTTGGTCGCAATATGGCTCGTGCCAACAACCAAAAGTGAGATGGTCATGGCTAAATTTAGCGCAAAAATGATGGGTAAAGAAGTTGGCGATGCTGGCATCTACGCTGAACCGCACACAATGAAAGGTGGTGCTGTGAACGTAAAAGATGCGATTAGTCGTAAGCCTGACCCAAATACTCTTTCGTCTGAACAAGTTAACCCCCGTACTCTTGCTATGCGCGTAAGCGTGGGCAACCCCGGGCGCGATGATGTAAAGACTGACGGTGTTGAAACTCGTGGTAATGGCGCGGCAACTAAGGGTCGCATGGCTCGTGGGCCAATGGCGTAAACATGAACTACGCACAACTTGTCACCGCGATTGAAAATTACGTTGAGAGCTTTGAGGCGGTATTTGTTGCTCAGATTCCAACGTTTGTTCAGCTTGCTGAAGAGCGCATCTACAACGCTGTTCAAATTCCAGCTATTCGCCGTAACGTCATTGGCAACGTGACTACCGGTGACAAGTACCTGTCTTTGCCAGCAGACTATCTGGCAACATTTTCTTTAGCGGTGGTGGATAACGATGGAAACCAACAGTTCCTTTTGGATAAAGATGTTAACTTCATTCGTCAAGCGTATCCCAATCCTGTTGATTCAGGCTTACCAAAGTATTATGGACAGTTTGCACCGTATACGTTCATACTTGGTCCAACTCCTGACCAAAGCTACCAAGTAGAGTTGCATCAATACTACTACCCTGAGTCGATTGTGACTGCGGGTACATCGTGGATTGGTGATAATTTTGAAACAGTCTTGTTGTATGGTTCGTTGCGCGAGGCTGTGATATTCCAAAAAGGCGAGCAGGATATGGTTGCCTACTACGATCAGAAATACCAAGAGTCGATGGCTCTGTTGCAAGAGCTGGGTGATGGTAAAGAGCGCCGCAGTGCTTACCGTGACGGTCAACTTAAACTCCCGGTTCCGGGGCCAGTTAGATAATTTAGGAGCCTATTATGGCAATTACGCAAGCAATGGCAACATCGTTCAAGGTTGAAATCCTTGACGGTATTCACAACTTCGGAGTCGGGGTTGTTCGTGCATCAACAGCAGCCGATACATTTAAGATTGCGCTGTATACCTCAGCAGCAACGCTTGATGCAACGACAACTGTTTACACGACTTCTAACGAGGTTGTTGGTACGGGCTACACCGCTGGTGGCAACACGCTGGCTGTGTCAGTTGTTCCTGTATCGTCAGGCACTACAGCT